AGCACCAATACCTTCTGCAATATTAGAAGCTTGTGTTTTAAATGCTGCGCCATTAGCTCCAGCCATTTCTCCAAGTTTAGCTGCGCCTGCAATACCTACCATGAAACCACCAATACCAGCACCAGCTAATGATGCTCCACCAGCAGCTAATGCTACAGTTCCAATACCAACTCGTGTTGTTGACATAAGAGCACCACCTGCAGCTAATACACCTAATGAAATTAATACTTTGTCATCAACAGTTTCTAAAGCTTTAATTGCTGCAACAGTGTTAACTGCTTGGTCTTTAAATGTTGTGCCAGTAAAAGTTAATATATCACCAGGGGCAGCTATACCTGACATAAAGCCACCAATAGCAGCACCAGCTAGTGCTGCTCCACCAGATGCTTTAGCTGTTAAAGCTAATCCTGTAAGACCAGGAAATTTAGTAGACATAACGGCTCCACCACCAGCAATAATTCCTAATGTGGTTACTTGCGTTGTAGTAAGATCGCCAAGGCTTCCTAATGCACTTGCTACATTTTTTGCTTGAGCTGCAAAGGTTTCACCCTCAAATTTTGTAAGGTCTCCAGCTGCAGCAACACCTGTCATAAAGCCACCGATACCTGCTCCCATTGCAGTCATACCGATAGCAGCTTTAGCACTCTTACCAACTCCACCAGCCATTCCCAAGAAAGCTCCACCAGCCAACATTACACCTAATGTGGCAATGGATTTATTACTCATCTTACCAAATTCGTCTAAACCTTCTGCTACGTTCTTTGCTTGTTCAGGAAAACCTTCACCTTTAAATGCCTTAATATTTGACCATACCATTAGGCCTGACATAAAGCCGCCGATACCTAAACCAAGTAAAGCCATACCTCCAGCAGCTTTTGCTGCATTTTTTAATATACCTGATTTACCGTCTTTATCTCCACCAGCTTTTTCATCTTTCTTATCTTTATCTTTATCTTCTCTTTTCGCTTCAGCTTTATCACCAGCAGCTTTTTCCATTAATTCGGCAATTTTAGAAACATGAGTAAGAATAGTACCCTTAGCAGCTTCTTTTTCGCTACCCATAACACTTTTGAATTGGCCCCATTTCAGTTCTTTCTTATCATCATCTTGCTCAGCACCAATCTTGCCTTTGTCCATGAGTGTTTTTGCTTGGCCAGCTAAGAATCTACGTTGGAAGTCTTGGGCACCATCAATAATTGTAGATTGTTGTTCTTCACCAATTTCAGCCGCAGCTGTCATTCTTTCTTGTCTATCAGTTGCTTCTTTTTCACGTATTAAATCTTTTTTACTGACAGCATTGAGCTTACGTAGCTCGGCTACGATCATTCCTAATTGCGGGTCTGGTTTTTGTTGTTTTTCAGCCATTCTTTTTGTTTTCCCTGTTACGTTCTTCGATCCACTGTGTTAAAAGGGTTACATATATCTCCCTTTCCCACGGTAACATATTATCCAGATCTTCAAGCTGGAAATTATGCTGATGCATTAACGCAAAATTTGTTTGATAATGCGTTACTATCGAATCATGTGAAAGGGCTATATAAAAAAATCTGCTAAGCCCTTTAATTCCCTTTCGTTCTTATGTCCACATTTTTTACATGCAAACTCTATATCATAACTAACATATGGTGTTTCTGTAAGTAATTCCATAATTGAAGTAAATTGTTCTGAATTTAAACTTTCAGTAAAATCAACTACTTCTTCAAATGATACATCACTTGTTGAATGTATTTCTTCACCATGATAAATTGTTTTAATAGATTTAGCAACTTGGTTAATGAGTATTTCTGTACCAGTATCACCTGTTACTGATCTATTACCCATAGTAGGCCAACCTAATTCAACTGTCATATTATCACCAATTTTCAATTGAAGGTCTTTATCATCAAAATCATTATTTTTTATTACTAATTTATCTAAATCAACTTTAACTTTATTACCCTCTTCACAAGATGTACACTTCATTGATAAATCTATTCCTTCACCAACACTTCGTGCTCTTAATGTTAAGAATATAAATTCAATATCAAATCCTGTTAAAGCATTAATATCAACGCTTTCATCTAAACATGCTGTAATAATCGAACTTACAGCTTGTTCAATTTGCTTATCATCTTCCGATTCTAATGCAATTAATAATAATTTTTCTTCTTTGACCACATATGGTCTGTATGTTATAGCTTCGCCTGATGAGGGCACAATCATATCATACTTTGGGGTTGCTATTTTTGGCAACATATCAATCTCTCTCCATTTTTATAAAAATCTATTTAATGTACTTAACGTACTCCTTCCTGCACCGATCAATTGACCGATAACATTTTCAAATCCATCTACTAATCCAATACTTCTCCAATTATCATATTCCCATGTAATATCTACTTGCATAACGCCATCTGCACTATTACCTAATTCAATAGCTGACATTTGTATAGGATATGCATTTTCTAATTTAACTGTATAACCTGGGACAATATCATTAGATGCAGATAATTGTTGTATTGTTATATCACTACAATAGTCTCTTTTATAATATGCTTTATAATGATCGCCTGAACTATCAATAATCATTTCTTGCCACATATCAAAATATTTTTTAATGTAATAATCTCCAGTTAACATAAAAGACATACTAACTTCGTCAGTCATCATTGAATATGGCTTCTTTGTCATATTATGATTATGCGTAGCTTCTGTTGTTGTTATACGTTTACCTGGTAATGCCACGCTTTGACAGAATAAAAACATATCTCTTGGGTCACTAATAAAATCTCCAATATTTATACCTGAGCCTGATATTAAATTACTTAATAAAGAGGCTGGGTCAAATTTTAATAAACTATTCATACTTTTTGATGGATGTGAAATATAAACAGCAAATCTATTACCTCTTGCTATTCCGCCTCTACTATTAATAGATGATTTAATTGTATCTACATGAACTGGTAATGCCATTAGTATTGACTCCTCGAATCAGCCCAAACTGTTCCCATAGCTTTTTTCTTAAATTGAGCTGTTTGTAAAAATATTGCAATATTCCATTCTTCAGCAGAAACTTTCATAACTGATGAATTTACATGCTTCGTTAAATAATGTTTAAAGCATGGTTTAAAATATTTATAGTTTTTTGTTGCTTTTAATAAGTTATATGTAATTTTGAATTTAGTTGTACTATTAAACTTTTTATTATTGGTTATATCACCTAATTTATCTAAAAAAATTGCACGAACTTTAGGTGGTAAATAATGCAAATTAATACCAAAAAAACCATCCTTTGCAGGACCAACAACAATTGTTAATGGAAACGTATCATAATATGGTAATGTTGCTTTTGTTTTTGGATCGTATGTGTACATAACCATATCACCAGAGTTAACTTCTGTTTTCTCTAATCTATCGTCTTTTAGCATCTGAGGTGCACCTATTGGTCCAAGTGCCTTAGCTTTCTTTGCGAACCAAGTATTTGCTTCTTTACTACGTGCCTGTATTCCTTTACGAAATGCTTCTGACTCTAACTGGTCAAATAAACTAGCCACTAAATTTCTCCATATCTTTATTCATATATCTTATTTATATCTTTTTCTTAAGTGATTTCCATATTCTTTTACCAGTCTTAGTTTTACTCACTTTAAATCTCATAGTCATTGTTTTAATACCCATTGCTTCTAACTCTTTTTCTGTCCATATTTGAAATTCATAGCCACGTTCCTCACAATACTTATTAGCATATTTCCATTTAGAAGTATTCTTCATATAGGTCAAAGCCTCATTAAGCTTTTTACGTTTAGGTGGTTTAGTTTGTGATGATGGTTTAATTTCAACCAATAGAGTCCGGCCACTATTTGTTCTTATAGTGAGGTCAACAAAGTATCTATGGGCCTTACGATCAGTTGAGCAAATATAAGGTATTACAGTTTCTTCAGATTGCCACCATTTAACCCACTTGGCTGTATCTAAATGTCTAAATGCATTACGCTCCCATAACGATCTATAATGTATCATATTAACGTTACCATTATATTTTTCAGGATGTTTTGGCTTCCAAGAGCCAGAATATGTCTTTTTCATGGTAGTATTTATATAAATTCGTATAAATAACTATTATACAAACAAGGACATAATTATGGCAGGTAGAAATTTAGACGAAGATTTACTAATCGGCGCATCAAACAAAGCAAGAGCAGGGTCAGGTTTTTCAACCCATTGGAAATATCCAATGTCAGTTGGTAATGATGGTAATGGAATGCATGAGATAAATTTCAATAGTGATGCAACTAGTGAATATGCAAAAGAAAGAATTTCAAATTTAGCTCCAATGACTCACGAACCATATATGATGTTTGAATTTATGAGAGTTGATAATGATAATTACGGCGAAGGAACATCTCAATATGTAGGACAGCGTGCAGCTGAAGTTTGGAATGGAACATTAACAGGTGGTTTTAAAAATACTGGTAAGCTTGCGCTTGGAGCTGGTGATGCGTTGGTTGGTGGAGTAGTTAAGAGTCTTATGGCAGCGGAAGAACATGGAGTATATAATGCTGCTAAAAAGAAAGCTGAAGAAGTTTTTAATAAAATAAAAGGCTGGGCTCAAAGTATTGGTACTCTTGTAAAAAGAAAATATATGGGTTCAATTTGTTTATATATGCCAACTGGTATAGAAATAAATGACCAAATGGTTTATAATGATGACTCAAGAAAAATGGGTGCATTTGCAGAAACTTTATTTTCTGATGATTATGCAGATATATTTAATCCAACAACATTGACAAGCCCAACAGCACTAGCTGCTGGAGGTTTTTTAGCTGGTGCATTACCTGGAATATCTAGCACATTAGGAGCACTTACAGGTGCTGGACTTGGTACGGTAGTTCAAACAGAAGTACAAAGAGGCAGCGGTAAAATTGCTAATCCTAACGATATCACAATGTATAATTCAACTCCATTAAGAACATTTACTTTTTCTTGGACTATATTACCAGATAGTCACCATGAATCTGAACAAGCAACAGGTCTTATTAAAATGTTTAGGATGGGAGCTCATGCAAAGAAAGATAATAAAATGCTTTTAACTGTGCCTGACCATGTGATTGTATCATTCCACGGAGCAGGATCAAAACGTACAGAAATGATTCAACTGCCTCCATGTGTTATTGAATCGGTTAATGTTTCATATAACCCAAATAATACTTCATTTTTTAAACAAAATAATGCACCAGTAGAAATTGGATTAAGTGTAGGGCTTAAAGAAATGGCTCCAATTTATCAAGCTGATGTAGAGGCAGGGTACTAATATGTATTTTAAAAGTATTCAAAATGTTGCAATTGATGTTGATGGCTCAGGTAATGTAGATAAATTAAAAAATCTAACAGCAAAAGCAAAAGTTTCAGATGATTTACTTAATAACGCTGGATTTTATCAAACAATAGAAGTTGTTGACGGTGAAAGGCCAGACCATTTAAGCCAAAGGTTATATAATACCTCTCAATTTCATTGGACATTCCTATTACTTAATCCACAAATAAAAAATATATGGGATGACTGGCCAATGAGTTCTAACCAATTATTAGAATATTGTACAAATAAATATCAATATCTTGCAGCTGATACCGATGATTCATTAGTAGATAAATTTAAAATAGGTGAAACAGTAACGGGTGGTGTTTCTGGCGCAACAGGAACTATAAAAGAAATTCATGTTAATTTAGGTTATGTTACAATAGAAAAATTAACAGGTACATTTACTATAACTGGTGAAGCTATTCAAGGTCTTACTTCTACAGATTCAGTTAACTGTAATTTTATTAAGTCACAAGCTTATGCTCCTCATCACCATGTTGATAGTTCCGGTAATTGGGTAAAACGTGCAGCTTCTGGTACTACACCATATACTTACATCGATTATGAGTCGGCTGTAGCTGAACAGAATAGAAATATAAAAGTAATTAAGCCTGAAAATATAAGTGATGTAGCTCGTAAATTCGCTGCAGCAATGAGTAGATAATGTATAGCATAGAAAATTTTAAAGTTACTGTAGATGGTACTGACATAAATGCAATGGTTACTTCTATGTCCATATACGAGAGTATTCATGGAAATATTAAAGCAACTCTTATTGTAAACGATCAACTTAATTTCTTTGATTTATTTTTTAGAGGTGTTAATAATAATATGTTACAAGTAGAGTATACATATTTTGATGTCCCAATTAATATAATGTTTATGGTTGATGGTATCTCTAATCAAAAAATTAATAAGCAGGGAAAGACATATCACATTGATTGTGTTTCTGTAAACACATATAACCAACAAACAGGTAGAGTATGTTCAGCCCATAGCGGAACTTCGAGTGATGTTCTTGCGCAAATATGGACAAATGTCCATGGAGAAAAAAATATATTAGTGTTTGATTCCAAAACTATTTCAAGTGGAAAATATGTTGTTCCTAATTTATCAGCAAGTGTAGCTATTAAGAATATTGTAAATAGTGCTTATTGCGAAAAACAAACTCCAATGTTTTTATATCAAAGGTTAATTGACTCGGGTGTTACAAGATTTACGTCTATAGATACTATGGTAAATGATTATTTTTTAGAAGAATTTGAAATACGTAATGCTGAAATGACAAGAAAAGGAATGAATACGCCATTAACATCTATAGGTACTACTAATAAATTTAAATTATCACATTGGAATTCAAATTTTATAAGTAAAGCAGCTGGTGGTATGTGGGGTAAAGAAGTTAGGGCAGTATCATTAGATGAAACTACAGATGTGGTAACTCCGCCTGCAGAAGTTACTGCAATTCCAATAACAAAAATGGGATTAAGTAAAAATCTATATAATGAAAAATGTCTATTATCAGCTGAAACATCAACGCTGGCAGAAATATTAAAGAATGGAAAATATAGATTATTTAATGTACAGTTAAAAGCAAGTAATGTTATAGCTATACCTGGTGCAGGATGTGGAATGGCTATACATGTTTCACAAGGACAAGGACAAACATCTGCAACAAAAACCGATGGCCGCTATGTAATGGCTGATATTAATCATAAATTTATTAAGGATGATGGTGAAATGCAATACGCACAAGATATAGGATTGGTGAGAGAATAATATGTTTCAATATGGAATAGTAGAAGATATAAATGACCCTTTACAGCTAGGAAGAGTTAAGGTTAGGGTATATGGTGCCCATACTCTTACTAATGGCAGCGGCAGATATAATATAGACACAAAAGATTTAGGTTGGTCAAATGTTGTATTATCAACAAATACACCTGCAATAAATGGTTTAGGTCATTCAGTAAATTTAATCGAAAGAACTTATTATAAAAAAGATGATTTATTGCCTGAAGTATTTATAGATCGCTTTGGTCATGAACAATATTATGTTACTACAGAAACTGTCCCAGCTATTGGTGATGAAAAATCAACTGGTTCATTAGTTTGTGGTATATTTTTAGATGCAGCTCAGCAAGAATTTTTAGTCGTAGGAACACTTCCTACAAAAAGTCATGGTAAAGAAGATAATAATGATAGAGTAAGGGGTGTTGAAGGTGTTGAATCATTAGATGTCAAAGGTAAATATGAACCACGAAGTGCATATGCACCAGAATATCCATATAATAATGTATATGAAACAATAAGTGGTCATGTTAAAGAATACGATGATACTCCTGGCCATGAACGTATAAAAGAAAGACATATGAGTGGTACTCAATATGAAATACAACCTGATGGTTCAAAAATAGAAAAGATTGTAAGGGATAACTATACATTAATTGTTGGTCATAATTCAGTCGAAATCAAAGGTCATGTTAGAATATTTTGCAGTGGTGATACTAATTTGGTAGTAGCTAACAACTGTACTACGCAAGTAGGTGGAAATATGAAAGCTTATGTTGATGGTAATATGGGCGCATTTGTTGATGGCAATGCAGACTTACTTATTAAAGGTGACATTGATGGCGAGGTAAGGGGTAATATTGATATTGACGTAGGTCCAAGTGACCCAGAGCATGTTATATATAATGATGACGGTGTTGCAGTGCATCATGTAGTGTTAGGTGGTTATACAAGAAATAAGGCTATTGAACAATGGTTCCCTCCACAAAAAACTGATACATTTACTTTGACACATAAAAATATGAGGAAAGTTAAAGAGTTATCAGCTGAAGCACAAGAGCCATACGCTGCTGCATTAGCTACCTTTGATGATTATGACCCTGATAAAGTCAAATTAGTTGATGGTCAATGGACATATCCAGATAAAGAATCATTAACAGCTTCATTTGGTAATATTGAATTACATACCGAAGGCGGTTTAAATGCTATCGTTGGTGGTGAGGTTGATATGACAGTATTCCAAAATGCTAAATTAGACATTAGAAAGAATGCAGATATTGATATTGGTGGTAATGTTGATATGGATGTGGTAGGTAATATTGTTATAGATGCTACAGGTGATGAGAGCATTATTGATATAAATTCCATAGGTGATTCAAGTCAAATTGATGTAAATTCTGCTGGTACTCTTAAATTATTCTCAACTGGTACAACAGATGTAGAGAGTACAGGTGATATGACATTAAAGTCAACTAATATAAAATTAGATGGTAATGTTGTTGTGACTGGTACAACCCGTACAAGTAATACACAATTAATTGATGGACACACACATACACAGCCTAATACCACTGCAGATCAAACTGTTCAAGGAAATACTGGCGCATTAAGTTAATAAAGGTATAAATAGATTATATGGCAACAATTGCAAGACAAGAAACGTACAAAGATTTAGATTTTTCTTTTAAGCAAAATCCTAATACGAATGACGTTGGAATAAAAAAAGATAATGCTTCAATTAAACAAAGTGTCTTAAACATACTTCGTACAAATCATGGTGAACGTCCATTTCAATATAATTTTGGTGCTAATTTAAGAGCATATTTATTTGAAAATATGACAAATACAACAGCAGCAAATATGTCAACTTCTGTTAATGTTGCATTGGCCAATAGTGAACCAAGATTAGAAGTACTTAATACAAATATACAGGCAAGAGCCGACGAAAACGAAGTATTTATAACAGTAACCGGTAGGGTTAAATCAAGTAATCAAATAGTTGATATCGCTACCACAATAGAGAGATTACGATAATGGCAATCGAAAGAAGAATTTCAGCAAGTGAACTAGACTTTGACCAAATAAAAGCAAATCTAGTCGCATATATGAAGGCAACAGACACTACCTTCAATGACTATAACTATGATGGCTCTGCAATGGCAACCATTATTGATGTATTAAGTTATGTAACTCATGTCAATTCAATGAATGCAAACTTTGCATTAAATGAAACATTCCTTGACACAGCGCAGTTACGATCTTCAGTGGTATCTCATGCCAAATTATTAGGTTATACCCCAAGGTCTATTGCTCCATCAACTGCTGTAATTAATATGAAAATGAATTATGATACTACTGCTACACCATTATGGAATCATGATGGAAGCAATATACCGCTTCCTTTAAGTATGCCAAGAGGTACAAGTTTCCAAACAAGTATTGATGGTGTTAATTATCCAATGTTTACTTCAGCTACTCATACAATTAACTTTGATGCATCAACTGGTTGGAACTTCTCAAATGTTCAAATTGAACAAGGAACATTATCAACTACAAATTATACATATCAAGATAATGTATATGAACAATATTTAATTCCTGCAAATAATGTAAACACTGCTTCGATTAAAGTTACTGTGACAGATTCTCAATCTACAACTGCAGCTAAGGTTTATTCTCTTAATAGTAATGTTGTTAATCTTGATGGCTCATCTGAAGTATACTTTTTAGAAGAAGGAAGAGATGCTTATTACGAAATTAAATTTGGTGATAATATTGTTGGTAAAAGACCAGGTAATGGTAATACAATAGAAATCGAATATGCTACAATAAGTTCAGGCGTAGATGTGAATGGTGCTACAGTATTTACTATGACTGATTCATTAAATGGTAATAGTGATGAGACTATCACGCTTGTGTCTAAAGCTACTGGTGGTGCTGCAAGAGAAACTAAAGAAGCAATTAAATTTAATGCACCACTTTCACACGTATCTCAAAATAGAGCTGTTACACCTGATGACTATAAAGCTATTATTAAAAATGAATTTGCTGATATAGAAGCAGTATCAGTATGGGGTGGAGAAGATAATGATGTACCAGATTATGGTAAGGTCTATATAAGTATTAAACCATTATCAGCTGAAGTACTCACCGATGCCCAAAAGACCACTATTAAAACAAGTATTTTAAAGCCAAAAAACGTTGTAAGTATTACTCCGGTTCTTGTCGACCCAGAATACACCTATATCGACCTCGAAGTTTACTTTAAATATAATCCTAACCTTGCTACAGTAACAGCGTCTGGTTTGGCAACCTCAATAAGGAATACACTTGTGACATATAACAATGATACATTAAAGAGTTTTGGTGGAGTATATAGAGATTCAAATGTTCTTAAAAAGATTGACGATACTAATATTGCTATCTTATCTAATATTACTCGTATTAAGATGACTAAAAAAATTATACCAGTACTTGGAGAAGAGACTAAATATACACTTAAGTTTAATCAACCATTGACTGATTTAGATGCTACTACAGGTACTACTGGTTCTTATGTGACATCAACCAATTTTACATATGCTGGTGCAACTGGTAAGCTTAAAGATTTTTATGATGCTTCAAGTGATACAAGAATTATTCAAATAGTTGATACAAGCAATTTAGTATTAGCTACTAATGTTGGTGATGTGAATGAAGAAGATGGAACAATTACTCTTAACGCATTCCAACCAACTGCATTACCTACTGGTATGACTACAATCGATGTTACAGTTAAGCCAGCATCGTCTGATGTGTCACCTACAAGGAATGAATTATTAACAATTAATACCTCAACTGCAACAATTTCAGGAGAGATAGATACAATGGCTACTGGTGGTACAACTGCTGGAATAGATTATACAACAGTGAGTAACTAATGGCAACAATTGGTAAATATAATATATCGTCATACATAGATGAATTAGTTCCTGATCATATAGAGAGTTCATATCCTGACTTAGTTTCATTTCTTAAAACATATGCATTATATTTAGAACGAGATAATAAATCAGGATTTTATCTTAATTCATTAGATATCCAAAGAGATATTGACTATGTAGAAGAAAATCTTCTTACAGAACTCCAAAATGAAATTGGTATTGCAGTACCAAGAGATTTTGCTACAGACCCAAGAATGTTTTATAAGAGGCTTGTTGAATTTTATAGAAGTAGAGGTACACCTGAATCTATTAAGTCATTCTTTAGAATGATATACGATGATGATG